AACTTATCTTCCCCAACGTCGGACTTGCCGCAGACTCTAAAAGCGCAGGACGCTGGAGCACAAGCGCCGGTGGCGAATATTTCGCCTGTGGTGTCGGCTCTGCTCTGGCTGGCCGTGGTGCTGATCTCTTGCTTGTCGATGATCCTCATAATGAACAGGACATCATCAATGGGAACTTTGACGTATTTGACAAAGCCTACGAGTGGTTTACATACGGTGCCCGTACCCGTCTCATGCCGGGTGGCCGCGTTGCCATTGTTCAAACACGCTGGCACCAGAATGACCTGACAGGGCGCGTCACCAACGACATGAGAGCCAACGAGGGCTCTGATCAGTATGAGGTGATTGAGTTCCCGGCCATCGTGGACACGGAGCAGACGGACGGAAGCATCGTCCAGAAACCGCTGTGGCCAGAGTTCTTCGACATGACGGCGCTCCTGCGAACCAAGGCGTCAATGCCTACGTTCCAGTGGAATGCACAGTATCAGCAGAACCCTACCGCAGAAGAGGCGTCCGTCGTCAAGCGTGACTGGTGGAAGCTCTGGGAGAAGGAAGACCCACCCGTATGTGAGTACGTGATCATGAGTCTGGACGCGGCGGCTGAGAGCCACAACAGGGCTGACTACACCGCCCTGACAACGTGGGGCGTGTTCATGAACGAAGAGGAGGGATGCCACAACATCATCCTCCTGAACTCAATCAAGAAGCGTCTGGAGTTTCCAGAACTCAAAGAGCTTGCGTATGCTGAATACAAAGAGTGGGAGCCGGATGCGTTCATCGTCGAGAAGAAATCCGCAGGCACGCAGTTGTACCAAGAGATGAGGCGCACCGGGATTCCTGTGGGGGAGTTCACCCCACACAGAGGTAGCGGAGACAAGCTGGCACGGTTAAACTCTGTGGCAGACATCGTGCGCTCTGGCCTGTGTTGGGTGCCTGACACCCGCTGGGCGGAAGAAGTTGTGGAGGAGATTGCAGGTTTCCCGTTCATGAGTAACGATGACTTGGTGGACTCAACAGTCATGGCACTGATGCGGTTTCGACAAGGGGGCTTTATCCGACTGCCTTCTGATGAGCCGGATGAGATTCGATATTTCAAATCCCGCAAGGGTGGATACTACTAAGGACAAATCATGGCAGCAACAGATTCAATGAGTAAGGGCTTGTACTCCGCGCCGCAAGGACTGGAGAGTTTGGGCGACAGTATTGAGATCGAGATGGACGAGGAGTCCACGGTCAACATGTTGCCTGACGGCGGTGCAGAGATCATCATGGGCGAGGCCACAGATGAGAAGGACGAGTCTGACTTTGAGGCTAACCTCGCAGAGCACATTGACGAGGGCAAGCTGACTTCTTTGGCCAGTGACCTGATCGAGTTATTTGAGGCCGACATGGTGGCCCGCAAAGACTGGGCTGACACATTCGTCAAGGGTCTGGAAGTGTTGGGCTTCAAGTATGAGGAACGCACTGAGCCGTGGGACGATGCTTGCGGTGTGTACTCAACCGTTCTGGCAGAAGCGGCAATACGGTTCCAAGCTGAGACCATGAGTGAGACATTCCCTGCCGCTGGCCCTGTCAAGACAAAGATTCTTGGCAAGACCACAAAGGAGAAGGAAGAAGCGGCTGAGCGTGTCAAGAACGACATGAACTATCAGTTGACAGAGCGCATGGTCGAGTACCGGCCTGAGCATGAGCGCATGCTGTACAGCTTGGGTCTTGCAGGTAGCGCGTTCAAGAAGGTGTATTTTGATCCACTACTGGGTCGTCAAGTCTCTGTGTATCTGCCAGCAGAAGATGTTGTGGTGCCATACGGAGCGTCGCACATCGAGACCGCAGAGCGCGTTACGCACGTGATGCGTAAGACAAAAAATGAGATGGACAAGCTGATGGCCAGCGGGTTCTACCGTGAGATTGACCTCGGTGATCCTCAGTCATTCCCCACAGATGTGGAGAAGAAAAAGGCTGAAGAAGGCGGCTACACAATCCAGAACGATGAGCGATACACGCTGCTTGAGATCAGCGTTGACATGCTGATTGATGGCGTGGACGACGAGGAAGACGAGCTACCTAAACCATACGTTGTGACTATCGACCGTGGCACCACAGAGGTGTTGGCTGTGCGTCGCAACTGGGAAGAAACAGACCCCCTGCGGTTGAAGGATGACCACTTTGTGCACTACGTGTATGTGCCCGGCTTTGGCTTCTATGGTCTGGGTTTAATTCACATCATCGGTGGCTACGCACGCGCAGGCACTTCGATCATTCGTCAACTAGTTGACGCTGGCACATTGTCAAACCTGCCCGGTGGCTTGAAGGCTCGCGGGTTGCGTGTCAAGGGTGACGACACACCGATCAACCCCGGTGAGTTCCGCGACGTGGATGTGCCAAGCGGCTCGATCAAAGACAACATCATGATGCTCCCATACAAGGAGCCATCACAGACACTGCTTGCGTTGTTACAGCGCATCACCGAAGAAGGCCGTCGCCTTGGCGCAATCAGCGATATGAACATATCGGACATGAGCGCAAACGCACCTGTGGGCACCACGCTGGCATTGCTGGAGCGAACGCTCAAGCCTATGGCGGCTGTGCAAGCTCGTGTGCACTACGCGATGAAGCAAGAGTTCAAGCTCTTAAAGAAAATCATTGCAGAAGAAGCACCCGAGGACTACGGCTACCAGCCAGAGACTGGCTTGGCCAAAGCCCGCAAGATGGACTACGCGATGGTGGATGTCATCCCCGTCAGCGACCCCAACAGCAGCACGATGGCTCAGCGTGTGGTGCAGTATCAGGCTGTGTTCCAGATGTCGCAGTCTGCGCCGCAGATTTATGACCTGCCCTACTTGCATCGCCAGATGATTGAAGTGCTGGGTATCAAGAACGCCGACAAGATTGTGCCAACGAGCGAAGATCAGAAGCCACGTGACCCAGTGTCTGAAAACATGTCAGCGTTGGTGGGCAAACCAATGAAGGCGTTTATCCACCAAGATCACGAAGCACACATTGCAACTCACACGTCGTTCATGCAAGACCCAATGATTGCGCAGACGATTGGCCAGAACCCACAGGCTCAGCAGATCATGGCTTCACTACAAGCACACATTGCCGAGCACTTGGGTTTCAGCTACCGCAAGCAAATGGAAGAACGTCTTGGTGTCACCCTACCACCACCAGACGAGCCACTGCCAGAGGACGTGGAAGTCCAGTTGTCCAAGCTCATTGCCGATGGTGGCAAGCAGTTGGCACAACAACACCAGCAGCAAGCCGCGCAGACGCAAGCTCAGCAGCAAGCCGCAGACCCACTGTTCCAGTTGGAGCAGGCCAAGGTCAAAGTGCAGGAGATGGAAGTTACCCGCAAGGCACAAAAAGACCAGACCGATGCAGAGATTGCCGCAGCAAAACTTGTTATGGAAAAAGAGCGCGTGCAGATCGAGGCCGACAAAGAGGCCAATCGTGTCAAGGCACAAGAATCTCAAGCTCAGCAACGTCTGAAACTTGATGCACTGAAGGTGTTAGCCACACCGAAACCACAAGGGAAGAAGGAGTAATCCATGGCCAAATCCGTCTTTGACGTGCTCATCATGAAACATGAGGAAGATGTAACTTCCGCAACCCAGTTCTTGGCAAACGGGGGGGCTAAAGACCTCTCCGAATACCGGGAAGTAGTAGGCAGGATTCGAGGTCTCCAGCTTGCTATCCAAACCACCAAAGACCTTTCGCGTTCTCAAATGGAAGAAGAAGACAAATGACTGATCAAGTCGAAACCGCCGTGACTGACGAAGAAGTGGAAGCCCAGCTTCCAAAGCCCGTTGGGTATCGGTTGCTTGTGGCATTGCCGCAAATTGAAGAAACCATCGGTGAGATGGGCATCATTAAAGCCAAGCAGACTATGCGTGAAGAACGCATCCTGTCTACGGTTGGGTTGGTGTTGGATATGGGCGAACAAGCCTATTCTGACCCCACACGCTTCCCGAATGGCCCGTGGTGCAAGGTGGGCGATTACGTTGTTTTTGCGTCATACACAGGCACTCGTGTCAGTGTAAATGGCGTGGAGTATCGCCTGATGAATGACGACTCTATTGAAGCAGTTGTCGCCGATCCGCGTGGCGTATCGCGTGCTGGCTAAAGGAGAAAACTATGGCAATTCAAAAAGTGGAGTTTGAGTTTCCCGATCCCGATAAGGTGGCGGACAAAACAGACTTCGTAGAGAACAACGACGGCAGCTTCGCGCTGAAAGTCCAAGGACGCGCTTCGGAAGAAGAAGCCAAGCGCGAAAAAACCAAGGCAAAAGCCAAGGAAGATGATTTTGACATCGAGGTAGTTGATGACCGCCCCGAGGAAGATCAAGGGAAGAAGCGTTCTAAGGCTCCCATGGAGCTTTCCGAAGAGGAAATGGACGAGTATTCCGAGAAGGTGCGAAAGCGCCTACAACACTTTAGCAAGGGCTACCACGATCAACGGCGTGCCGCAGAGTCTGCTGCCAAGGAACGTGAGGAAGCCTTCCGCTACGCCCAGCAAGTGGCTGAGGAGAACAAGAAGCTCAAGGGCACTGTCTCCAAAAACCAAGAAGCCATGCTGGAATCGGCCAAAAAGATGGCCGCCGAAGAGCACGAAAAGGCCAAAGAGCAGTACAAAAAAGCCTATGAGTCTGGTGAAGCAGACGCCGTAGTTGAGGCCCAAGAGGCACTGACTGCTGCAAAAATGAAGGTTGAGCGAGTAAACAACCTCAAACTTCCTGCTTTACAAGAAGATAGTTATGATGTACAAACTCAAACAACCGCCCCAGCACAGTCAGTTGATGACCGCGCCGTAAGTTGGCAACAAGCCAATAAATGGTTCGGAGATGACGATGAGATGACCAGTTTTGCGCTGGGGTTGCACCAAAAACTGGTCAAACAGGGCGTCAACCCGCGATCTGACGATTACTACGAGAAAATCAACTCTCGTATGCGCCAAGTGTTCCCAGAGTCCTTTGAGGACGACGATGACCACGAGGAAGTGACTGAAGAGCGTCGTCGTAAGACGACAGTTGTAGCATCTGCAACACGCAGTGTGGCCCCTAAAAAGATCACGCTGACGAAGACACAGGTTGCTCTGGCTAACAGGCTCGGAGTGCCACTGAATGAATACGCCAAACAGGTTGCTATAGAATTGAGGAAACAAAATGGCTGAGAACAGACTTAATCGTGAACTGGATACCCGTGAAAAAACGGCTCGCAAGAAATCGTGGACTCGTCCCGAGACCTTGCCAACTCCTCTACCCGAGGATGGCTATGAATTCCACTGGGTTCGCATCAGCACTCGCGGCGAAGCCGACGCCATG